AATCCATCTTTTAGTTTTCCAGCAGCATCCGTGGCCATGGAAAACCCTTTACTTAACGGACTTAATGATTCGGTAACTCTACCTATATCACTTGAAAATGCACTAGGTGCACTTGACGGACCGGAAGAACCGGGTGTGCCGGGAGTAGTCCTAGAGCCGCTTATTATTCTAGCCTGCTCCCGTAATAGATCTCTCATTTCATCTCTAGTTATTGACATATTTTTTTTCTCGGATAAATGCGTATATAAATACTTGCAACGTATATTTATCGGACACTATATGAGTCAAAACAATCCTCTGCAAAAGTATTTCAGACAACCAAAAATCTTTATTAGCTTGCCCAGTAAAGGGCTATATTACGAACCAGGATCTCTATTAGGAGATTATAATGCTGTGCCCGTTTATGCAATGAATGGTATGGATGAGATTATATTAAAAACACCTGATGCACTGTTTAGCGGATCTGCTACTGCTCGTGTAATTGAAAGCTGTTGCCCTTTTATCAAGGATGCTCAAAAAGTTCCAGCTATTGATGTAGATGCGTTAATAGTAGCTATTAGAATCGCGACCTATGGGGATAAGTTAACCATTGACAGAATTTGTAAAGAATGTGGTGCGGACAACACTTATGACATCCCGTTACAGCCTGTTGTAGATAGAATGAATACATTGAAATTTCAAAATCTTATCAATATCAACAACGAACTTCAACTAAAACTAAGACCATTGAACTACTTTGAAATGTCTCATTACAGTGTTGAAAATTTTAAATTACAAAAAACTTTAATACAAGTAGATGAGCTACCTGACGAACAGAAACAAGAGCAAATAAATCAAATATTTCAAGACTTGGCTGATTTACAGTTAGATTTATTCTTAACTATGATAGAATCTGTAACTACACCTGAGCAAACTGTATCAGATAAGAGTTTAATAACCGAATGGTTAAAGAACAGCGAAAAGGATGTGTTTGATCAAATCAAAACTAAGATAGAAACCAATCGCAAAGATTGGGAAATACCTGATCAAACTGTTAATTGTGCAAGTTGTAATACCAACGACACAGTATCTATTATATTGGACCAATCAAGTTTTTTCGCTTAAACTTAATGTCATTGTCGAACTCTGACATTGAGTCATATATCGAAGCTTTAGAAAGAGATGCAAGAAACATCAAGGATGATATTTTTAGATTAGCGTGGCACATGCGTGGTGGTGTTACTAGTCAAGAGTTGTTCCACATATATTCTAAAGAAGATCGTCAAATTATAGACGAGATTATCAGAGATAATGTGGAATTAACTAAGAAAACTGGAATGCCGTTTCTTTAATCTACAAACGGACCAGGATGTTTTTGTCCAGGTCTTGCTGGTAAATCTGCCAATGGATCAGGAAGTTTTCTACTCTGCGCTTCTCTTCTTGCACCTTGCACACTAAGTACGTTTTCGATACCTGGATACAAGTTTCCTTGACCATCAGTGACATCTGTGCCACCCACAGTCCAACCACCGCTATTCCAATTTCTAATATGACTAGGCCACTTAACTTTACTTTGACTTTCTGGTGGCCTGGTAGGCAGTTTTGGATTACTGTTGTCTGCTTGTGCGCTGCCGCCTTCCCTGTTAGGATCTTCTTTATCTTTCTTTTCGCGTTTCTCTTGAGCGTCGTCGCTGGATGTTTTAAATTCGCCTTTAGTAAATTTGTTGTAAGCACCTACTAAACCTTGCCAAGCAGTATCAGCAAGGAATCCGCCAGTTCTAAGATAAGGTTCTATCACACTGTCAGCCCACCATTGCTCGCCTTCTTTGCTTTGTAACCAGGTACTAAACCACATGATGCCTGCTTCAGTGGCAAGTGTAGCAGCAAGTCCTACTCCAAATGTTACTCCCGTACTTAGAGCACCAATTATATATCTTGCAAATCTAGTCCAAAAAATACTTCTCACAACCCATGCTATACTTCTAACTCCAATAACAGCACCTTCAGTGCCCATGAATTTACCCCATATCCAATTCCTGTGGGAATTATATGTTTGGAGATCAAGGGCATCGTCGCCACTGTTGTACGGCTCAACTGCATCAATAAAATCTTTTTCAAGGAATGCAAGTTCTTCGTACAATGTATAAACTGGAGTTATTAATCCTGCTGCCTTCAGCAGCCAGCCCATCATTTTACCTAAACGATCAATCCAAATAACTTTTCTGCCTTGGACATATTCTGCATATCGTCGATCCTGTCCTTCCTTACTCCAACGATCTTTCATGCGGTCCCACAGATCAGGTTTTCTTCCAGGAACACTACGACTATCCGGGGAATCAGGAGGAGCTGTTCTACGTTTGCGAGGAGGTCTGTCTGTTCTACGTCTAGGTGTACGTTTTGTAGGATCAGAATCAGGTTTAGGTGAAGGAGTAGTATCAGGAACCCACATTGTTCCATTCCACTTCATTCCAGGAGGAATAGGACCACTTGGTGCGGGTGCTTCCATTATAATGTCTAAAATACGCATGATGTATTATTTATGAAAGATGAACAGAGTTCATCTGCGTATCGCTATCGCTCACGCTATTTCTATATCTTAATTATGTTTAATGCGAAGCATTTAGATATTATCTAGATTGTTCAGTCACACTTAGCCCAGACAAGGGCTAAAAAAATGAACATTATCTGAGTTGAACATGTCACCTAGCGTTACTGCATTACAGTGGCGGTCGTCCGGTACCACGAGCAGCGTCTTTATTACGACGGCAGTGTGTAAATTTACGCTAACAAACATACACACCTAGGGTTTTTCTCCCTTCTTTTTGCCTTTTTATCCTTTTCAAACAACCAAATCGCAGGGCTTAGTAGCGATCATCATCCAGATGGGTAGTGGTTGAGTACTCTTAACGGCAAGAGATTTCCGTCCCTGCGATCCGAGATCCAGGTGTAGAGCGCACGAATTTAGCCTGCGCCAGCTTTAACCGTTTAACTGTTTGCCTTTTATATGTGAGCCGTGGACACGAACACTGATCTGACCATTGTAGTAGTCGTCGGATTCTAGTACTCGTCTAGTGAATTGTTCTCTTGCCTCTATGTAACTGCACTCTGCTTTTGATTTGCAGTAGTAGAGTATCTCTCTGTGGAATTTGTCTGTGCCTAATTGTGCTACGTCTTTATTGAGGTCGTCGGATGATCCGTAGTATTCTTGCCAGTCTGAGTCTATTTTTGACTTGATGCGTTTCTTTTTCTTTGTGCCGTTCTTAAGTTTGACTACTTTATATGTGGTTTTTGAGAATTTTGCTAGTTTTTTGCCTATGTACATGCGCCCATTAACAGTATTGGTTATACAATACACGAATCCAACACAGTCTTCTGGAAGTTCTGTAATAAGTTGATGCTGATGATACCATGACATCAACTTGTTTAGTCTGTTTTATTTTTGCCTCGGTTGATCTTGATCATATATTATTGTTTGTTATTCTTTTTAAGTTCTGCTTTACGTTTGTTGGCTTCAAAATATCTAGGCGAAGATTGGCTAGGTTTTGCAGCTCTTATTTCTATTATCTCTTTTCTACGTTTTCTTGCTACAATTCGTATTTCCGCTAGTAAATGTCTTACTTTAATACCGGAAGTGTGTGTTTGTTTAGCTTCCCAAATCTGATTTTCTGCAAAATATTGTCTAAATAATCGCATTAAATGTTCGTGGCTGTCTTCTTCGCTCATTATTCTACAATATCTAAGTCTGTACTATAGCTAGTGAATCCATTTTCTTTGATAACCTTAAGAACGTTGTTTACACGACCAATTAATTCGTCCTTATGACTAATCAAATATATATTTTTGTTCCTTTCCCTTGCCATCTTTTTCAAAATTGCCAACGCATTTTCTATGCCGCTTGCGTCCAATCCGTTGTCTATTAGTTCGTCTACAAACAATAAGTTTATATTTTGATATAAGCTTTCCCATACGTCTCTAAATGACCACGACAGTCCTAGGATTAGTCTATTTCTTTCTCCTCTACTTAGATTATCAAAGTCTAGATCTTGACCTAGTTGTGTAATTTCTACATTTAGATCATTTAGGAACGTAACTTGATGCGGTAAACCCATCTTATCTAAGTAATATGATAGTCTGTTATTAAGATATGATAGATTTTGATCAATAATTTTCTTACGAATAAAGCTATCTTTGTTTGTTAGTAATTTTAACAGAAACTCTTGATGGTCTTTAAGACTAGTTAAATCGTTTACTGTAGTCCAGTCGATATCTTGAATAGCAGTATTTTTTAATTCTTCTATTTGTTCAGTGTAAGGATTAGCTTCTTGTTGTCTTTTACCCAAAAATTCTTCTAAAGTAGAAAGATTGTTTTGATGTCGTAACGCTTCTTCTACAGTGTCATAAAATGTTTTAGGACGTCCATTGATATCTCCAATCACTTCTAATTCTTGAATGATTACAGAGTAGCTATCTGATATACCTTTAAGATAATTTTGAGAATCTTCTAAGTTCTTTAATGCAATAGACTGCATTTCTTCGTGTTTATGCGTATGTAGTTCTTGTTCACATGCTGGACATTTTGAATCTAATAGCTTTTCTAACTCTTTTTCGTATTTCTTAACAGATTTGTCTGCTTGTATTAGTGCTGTTTCAAGTGTAGATTTTTCTTTATTAAGACTTTTAATTTTTGAACTGAGATCATCATAGCTTTTTAATTTATTATGTTGTTCAATTTCCTGTTCAATGTCTACTTCTTGTAACTCTATAATTTGTGATGCTAACTTCAAACAATCCGTTTCTTGTTGTTTT